AACCTATTACAGGAAACTTTATTAAGTTAGACACCATATCTGTTGTTAATGGTCAAGCAGCTTATACTATGCAGAAAGACTCTGTTAATTTTAGTCCTGCAAGTGAAAATCAAATGCTTGTTAGTCTTAATGGCATAATACAAAATCCAGGTTCATCATTTACTATATCTGGTTCTACAATTACCTTTGCTAGTAATCTTGTAACAGGTGATGTAATAAATTATATTTTAGTATTAGGTGATGTTTTAAATGTAGGTACACCAAGTGATAATACTGTAACTAATGATAAGTTAGCTACTGCACCAACTATTATATCAAAAGGAGCAGGTGGTGAAGGGGGAGCAATACAATTAAACTGTGAAGTCAATACTCATGGAGTTAAATTAAAAAGTCCAGACCACTCAGCAGGACAAAGTTGGACATTAAAGTTACCAGACAATTCACCTACAGCAGATAAGTTTCTTAAAGTAAAAAGTATAACAGGTAGTGGTGCTACAGCAGTAGGGCAAATGGAATTTGCTAGTGCAAGTGGAGGACTTGTTCATTTAGGAGGAACTACTGCATCTGGAGCAACAAGTGTGGATTTTACGGAAACTGGTGGAGTAATAGATTTTACAAAATTTAGAAGATATTATGTTAGAATAGCTGGTGTTGGTAATCACGGAAGCACTGGTGCTTCCACTTTACAAGCAAGAGTATTTGTAAATAATTCTGTTCAAAGTGGAAATGCGTATAGATATGCAAATCTAAGACATAGATATTCTTCATCAAGTACATCTGGAAGTGGAGCACAAGCTACACAATGGGTATTATTTACCTCTAACTATTACAATAATCCAGGGCAAAATATGAGTGGAGATTTTACCATAGATTTTTCACCATATTATGTTTCAATGTGGGCTTTTGGACAATCTTATGGTAACACTTCATTTGGTGCAATACAAACAACTATAACTTCTGGTGCTTACTATGGTCATACATCAAGTCAAGATGTAGATGGAATAAGTTTTTTTATGAGCAGTGGAACAGTTACAGGAAGATTTGATATTTATGGATACACCAACTCTGCTGGAGGAACTGATTTAGGAGCATAAAATGATAATTAGAGCAAACTCAAGAACACTCGCTGATGTAAGTACAGGTAGTAATATTATAGAAATGTTATCTAGTCCTTGTAATGGTACACAAGTAACAGTACCTAGTGGAACATATACAATGCCTGATATTACATCAAGACAAAGATTACCAACCAGTTATGAAGATATTACTGGTTCAAGTATTTCTTATACACCTCCTTCTGGAACTACAAGAGTTGTATATAAATATATATTTCAAACACAATATGATGGAACTAATTATAATGGTTTACATATAAGATTTTATTTAGATGGTACGGAAGTAACAGATGGAAGAACAACTTTTTATGGTAATTATTTAACAGGACGATTTGAATATCAATACACAATTAATTGTAATGCAAGTTCAGCAAGTACAGCACATGGAGATATTACTTCTTGGTCTGGTGCAAAAGTTATGAAACTACAAGGTAGAGAATACGATAGTGGAAACCAATGTAAATTACATGAAGCTGCTCTATGGGATGGAGGTAGCACAGCACAACTTGTAGTACCTCATTTAGAAATTATATCATTAAAGGATTCGTAAAATATGTCTATCTATAAATATAAAATGGTTAATGATAAAAAAGTAGAATTAACTGCTGACGAAATCAAAGAACTTGAAGCTAGAGATAAAGAGTGGGCTGATGGTGAATTAGACAGAAGGCTTGACGAAATAAGAGAAGTTAGAAAGCCATTGTTTGTAGAGGCAGATTGGCAAATCAACAAACTTAATGATGCTAAAGGAGATTCATCTAAATGGATTGCTTATAGAATAGAGTTAAGAGATGTAACTGAAGGTGTTGATACAGTTGATAAAGCTAAGAATCTTTTAAAACAAAATGACAAAAATGATTACATTAACTTTCCAACGAAACCATAGGTAGATGGCAAGGACAAAAAAAATATCATCATCTAATGACATGCAAGATATTAAAACATGTCTTGCAAGATTAGAAGAAAAGGTTGAGCATATACACACAGTCAGTTGTCAAAATGCAGCTGAGATAAAATCTTTGCGAACACAAATGGCTATGGGTAAAGGAGGCCTTAAAGTTTTATTGTGGATAGGTGGAATTACTGGAACACTTATCGCCATTTTGCAAGGCTGGTCAACAACAAAATAGGAGAATATATGGCACATATTTATGACATAAATCCACACTTAAATAAAAAAAAAAGTATTCGTACAAAACAAAAATATGAGGACACTTTACCATCTGATGTAGAGCCAAACACAGACAAACCTAAAAGGGGAAGGAAGTCCAAACGAAAGACTGATTGATGAAATATGTTAGAGTATGTAGCCGCAGCAAATGCCGCCTACAGCGTTATAAGAAAGGCTGTAGAGAATGGTAAGGAACTAACAAGTGTTGCAAAACATATTGCAAAATTCACTGATGCAACAGAGCATATATCTGAAACAAAAAACAAAAAGAAAAATAGTATCTGGTCTAAGTTCACCGGCAAACAAGAGAATGATTTAGATGAATTTTTTGCCCTGGAGGATTTAAAAAAAAAAGAAGAAGAACTAAAACAATTAATGATATATTTAGGTAGGCCTGGATTACATGCAGACTATGTAAGGTTTTGTGTTGAGGCCAGGAAAAGAAGAAAGAGGGAGGCTGCAGAAAAAAGAAAACGAGCAGCTGAGTTAGTTGAAACAATACAGACAGGGCTGTATGTTTTTTTAGGCATAGCTGCAGCTTTACTTATAACTATTGTTGTGGTACAGTATTTTAAATAAGAGGACTATATGATAGGTGCATTGATTGGACCAGTAGCTAACCTTGTTGGTACATGGTTCCAGAACAAAGTAGAAAAAACAAAAGCTGAGGGTGCTGTAAAAGTAGCGGAGGCAAAGGCAAGAGCCACTGTAGCTGAGAAGGTAGCAGCTGGTGAAGTTGAGTGGGAAAGCACAATGGCTGCACATAGTGGTGATAGCTGGAAAGATGAGTTTGCTTTAGTTGTTCTTTTGGCACCAGCGATATTAGTTTTTATTCCAGGATTGAGAGAATATGTGCAAGAAGGTTTTGTTGTTTTAGGGCAACTACCAGATTACTACCAGCATTTATTATACATAGCTATATCAGCTAGCTTTGGTATCAAAGGCGTAGGTCAAGCAGCAAAAATGTTTACAAAAAAATAAAACTATGAGAAGATTTAAACCAGTACCCAAGGATAAAAAATATAAAGACATACCTAGTAAATATTTGAAGGGTAGAAAGAACAAAGATAAAAGAGCAAATGAGATTAGAAGAACGAGAAGATTATATAGAATGGGTAGATTAACAGGGGCTATGATGGATAGAATATCTAAAGAAAGAGCAGCTGACTAATGGCTGCACCGGAGAAGTATAGAAAGATGTTTGGTAAGAGCCGAGCAGATGCTATTTACAAACGAGGGTTAGGGGCCTTCTATAGCGCTGGGAGTAAAAGGGGTATGTCTGCTCATGCCTGGGCTGTAGCTAGATTGAAGGCTCACGCTAAAGGTAAGGCTACAGTAAAAAAAGCAGACGGAGATTTATTTAGAAAGAAAACTTAACAAAGGAGAAACAATGCCAGGAAAAAAACTTACAGCAAAACAAATGAAGATTGCCAGGGTTAGTAAACCAAGAAACAAAATAACTAGGGCTGACTTTAAAAAATTAAACACAAAGAAATCATAATGAAAGACAAAGGTTTAATTACAAATCTTAGAGACGAAGAAAGAACAGCACAGGTTATGGACGCAGTGGTTAAGAAATATAAGAAAGCGCCTCTTAAAAAAAACCTGGCGTTTGAATCAAGGCGGAGAAAATCTATGAGAGGTTTATCAATGACTCCGAACAATAAACTCTATGACATTTTCTCTTAGCAAAAAATCATTAGAAAGATTAGATGGTGTAAACCCAGACTTGAAAAAGGTTACACTTCTTGCAATCACAAAATCTAAAGTTGACTTTGGTGTGATATGTGGATTGAGAACTATGGAAGAACAACAGGCCTTAGTTGCAAGCGGCGCCTCACAAACAATGAAAAGCAAACATCTGGAAGGTAACGCCGTAGATGTTATGGCGTATGTAGGAACAAGAGGCAGCTGGGAAATAACTTTGTATGATGATATAGCTGACGCCTTCAAGGCTGCTGCTGTAGAATTAGATATTGGTATAAGATGGGGTGCGGCCTGGCATATACCAGACATAAGAGAATGGTTTGAACCAATGCAGGCAGCTACAGATAACTATGTAGATACCAGAAGAGAACAAGGTAGGCGCCCTTTCATAGACGCCCCTCACTTTGAATTAATCTAAATCACAAACCTGTTTCATAAATGTATAACCGGCTATGGTAATAGCTGGTCTATCTATTGGTTTTGAGAAACCTTTGTAAACAAATTCGCAATCATACTTCTCATTGTTTTCCTTAGTTTTTTGTATGAACTCTAGGTTTTCTGGGTCAGCTATTTTTAGAAAAAGTAAAATGCCAAATAAAATATCCATGTATATATCTCCTTGTTAAAAATCAAATCCGTAAAAATGTATATGTTGTGCCATATCAAAAGCTATCTCACCACAGTGTAATATTATTTCTAATACTATCAGTAATAAAATCCATTTGTTAGTTGTCATTGTATCTCCTTATTTCACAACAGCAATACCTCTAGGACTAGCAACTTGTTTAATAATGTACCCTTTGTTATGTAAACAATTTAATAGCCTGTGAGCATTGGTATGCGCTGCCATTGGTTTAATTATTTTTTCGTCTGCAACTTTACCAGTACATATCTCCCTGACTGTAGGGTAATATCCGTATTCATTAAAAAATACTTTGATGAAATGCAGGACCTCAGCTTGTCTTGGTGTCAACCCAATCTTAGGATTCATGTGAAACCTCCTCATCTATCTTTTGTTCATCTGGAAACAAGTCAGCTGAAGAATGTTCAAGTACATCTCTTACCTCATCTGGGGTAGCTACAGGTTTACTTGGTTCTCTCTTTGCCTCCTCCGGATAGTCTTGTAATTCTTCTGCAGTTACAAGTCCTTTCAATGCGTCTGGAAAGGCGTCCCTTATTGCAAATCCCCTTGCCCTTAGTTGTAACATTCTCTTAGTATATTGTTGCCAAGGTCCAGGTTTATTAAGTAGGCGAGCCTGCTCTGCATCTTGCATAGAAAACTGAGAGACTGTTATATCCTCTTTACCGGAAGGAAGTAACCTTGATATTTCACAAGTAGCCACCATGGATTTATCCTGCAGCTTACCTTCAGTTGTTTCTTTTATTCCATTAAAGTTTTCTTGTTGTTTTACAAGGGCTAATAATGAGTCTCCCCACAGTGCAGCTTTACCACTTATAACAGCTATGTTTTGTAGGGACTGCATAGGCTTTAATCCTATTTCATATCCCCATTGTACAGCTACTAAAATGTTTGCTGGTTTACCTTTAAAATGGTCTGGCACTAAACCAGACTGAGACATAGCTTTAGCAAACTTCATAGCCTCTTCTATGTTTCCTGGATTGTATAGTGATAAGTCCTTAGTCATGCGTCTCCTCCTTTGTTGAGATTTTAAATGTGGACCTGGTTGTATATTCACCTTGAACATCAACCATTTTTCTTTTAGGCACACGCTTAGATTTTGATTTAACAGTAGTATTATTTACAATCATTACTTCTGCATCAATACTATCCATGTGCATAACAAGAATTTCTTTTGCATCAAGTTTCTTTTTCTTATATAAACTCTCCTCTGCAGCTGACCTCTGATATTCTGAGATAACTTCCTCCAGATTTACATTCCCTTGTTGAGCATCAACAACAACAACTTTATCTTCTGGGTGAATATCCCTGTCTGGTTCTGCATAGCAGTCCTCTGGGTCATCAACAATTTCCCAGAAATTTTTTGTTGCTTTCTCTATCATAGAGCATAACGCTTTTTCTTTACGAAATCCCCACGAGTGTAGCTTGCCTTTCTCTCCATCAAAACAAACAATGATACCCCAGTCTAAACCAGAACACATCATCTG